ATTACGTGCTTTAATTGCGTTTACCAATCCACGTGTGTAACCTGCAGTTGCGAACCAAGGGAATGCGATGTTGTCAGTCAATGCCAAGTTTTTAGTTACTTCAGCAGTCGCTGGTAAATAAATTTGTGTGTTATTAACTGTATCACGAGTAAGAACCCAAGGGTAGTAAGTTGCGGTGTAGTTAGAGTCAATTCCTGACGATTCTAAAATATCTACAACTTCTTGTGGGTAAATTAAATTATCCATTGATGTTGAAGGTTGTAGTAAGTTAAAGTCAGGCATAGTTGTGATGTAGATAGAGTCAGCTCTATCGTTTTCAACCATATCAATTGAAGCTTCTACAAGGTTACTGTTGTTATCAATATCAATACCAGGTGTTACAAACACATTGATATTGATTGCTTCAGGGTTTGCGAATGTTTGTTGTCCTAACAAATATGCGTAGTAGTCAGTATTTGCGTAATCAACTGTGTTATCACCCACAGTAATACGTTTAAACATACCTGCTCCTGTAGCACTTGGGTATCTTGTTGATTGACAAGCTCCATTTAAGTAACCTGATTGACCAAGTACAAATCTGTCAGAATTAGTTCTTCTTTCAGTATAGATGTCCCATCCGTCAAAACCTCCTTGAACTACTAACGTAAACTTACGTGAGTAAAGTCTGTAGTATGGACTAGTTTCTGAAGTTGGTTCAGTGTTAAATGATGCAACACCACAATCAAATGCTTGTTGTCCTGATGTTACGTAACCAGGACCAATTGTTACAACAGTCGCTCCACTATCCATATGGAAACCTCTTGAGATATAAGCCCAATCTGAACCGGTAATTGCATCACAGAAATCACTAACTGGATTTTGTTTTCCTTTGTATTGTAATAAACTATCGTCAACACCAAATTGTGAAGAAAATCCTAAATAACTTCTTCTAACATTATCTCCTGAACTTTGTGTGGCGTTATTAGTCCCACTTGAATTACCAAATGGAGGGTCATAAATTGTTTCACCAGGGAAATAGTATTGTGTCTTATATATAGGGAACGCTGGACTGATTGTTGGGTACTCTCTGTTGATATAACCTTCAAATCCACAAGGAAGAGCGTCAGTCGGAGCATCGTAGTTAGCCTCAACCATAATATATTTAGAGTTCAATGCGTACTCTCCGTCTAACGTACCAACTTTCTTAGCAATATAGTTGTTAAGATTTGGGTCCATAGAACAGTTAGTAAATTTCTCTATAGTGACTGGATTATCATCCGTATCGTAGAAATCACGAACAATCACGTCAAAAGTACCATTGTTAAATGAAATATTTGCAATAGTTACTTTAATTTGTGTGTTTGCAGTATCGCCGTCAGAAATTGTATAGAATTTAAATAATTCGTATACTTTATTACCTCTTAATTCTGATACAACCCAAGGAGATACAGGTGCCTGATATTGTTCTAAATAGAAACCTAATGAGTCACTTTGTAAACTTCTTGCTGATTCCGTTGAATCTAGCCCTATTGTACAATTAAGACCTCTAATGTATCCTTTGTTATAACCATAATTTAATAGAGTAGTATAAACCTCCTCAACAAATACAGGAAAACTTTCTTTTGGTTTACCAAAATTAGTAATACCTAATACTTTAGAAATGAAATTAGCGTTTGTCTGTTGTAATGATACTTCATAACTAAAGTTAGTACTATCAATAGTTACTCCTGAAATTAAGAATGTTTGGAATGGATTCTTTGTTACCGCTGAGTAAGAACCCGCACAACTCATTATTAAATTTGTAGTCGCCGATACTTGATATACTGGACCATTGTCTGTACTATAATTAGCTAATCCTCTTGAACGTAATGTTGCTATTGAAATGTTATTATAATCAGAAAAAGCATCACCACTAAACGCATAATATCTACCTGTCACCGTACCTGAGAATACTCCGTTCACAGCCCAAGAGTTACCTGATAATGATGTTACCGCTCCGTAGAAAGAATAACCTGAATAATTATCACCTGTTGTTGGGTTGAAGTTAGAATAGAACCAAGCATCATCTAATCCCGAACAACTTGTAATTGATTCTGCAGATAAACTGTTCACACCAAATTGATTAGTTTCATTAGTGTATGTTGCTGCAGATGTTGCGTAATTGGCTCCTGAAATCGCTCCCCAATAACTAATAGTATTAGCTGAGGTTGCGTTATTTCTCAAAATACCAAGTAACATACTCTTCATATCATCAGAAATTGTTGATACACCACCATCAAACTGAGTGTATTGAGAAGTGAAGTTTCCGATAATCGGTCCTGGAATTGTACTAAAGAATGATACACTTGTAGTAGATGCCGTAGTTCCTGTAAACAATATACTGTAAGTAACAGCACTTTGGTTACTTGCTCTATTAATTCCGATAGTTGCACAATTGACATTTGCAACGGTTGCGATTGACCAAGAAGGTCCTGCGTCATAACCTGATAAACCAAGTACTCTTGTTACAAATAATTGATTTGATTGTTGTAAGTATGATTTTGCGATGTAAGCCGCCTCATACTTTGGGATTTGTGTGTTCACGAATTTTTCAGGGTTAGTACCTCCAAAGTAAAGTTGGTATTCGTCGTAATTAGTTACGAAGATTGGTTCAAAGGCTGGACCTTGTAACGCTTCCCCAACAATTCCTAAAGTAGTAACACCTACGTTTTGAGACACAAAGCTCAAATCTCTCTCGGATGTATAGACACCTGGAGAAACGAAAACTGTGTTTGATGTTGCCATTTAAATGAATGATTTAAAGTTTTTATTTTTATATAAATACTTGTTGATTTTTCAAAAAACTTTATTAAAACCAATCTATTTATTATTTAGTATGAAAAAATTCTACTTTTGTATCTATGAAATATAAGAACCTTAAGATATCTGAATATCATCACAATTTGTTAAAAAAACATTGTGAAAAACACGGTCTGAAAATTTCTAAATTTATTGAGGTGTTAATTAAAAAAAATTGTAGTGATAAAGGGGATATCTATGGGGAGTAATTACAATAACTCAACTTCTAACGAAATAGTAGATTCTTCCCCTAAAGTTAATTTTTGTATGTCTATTTGAAGAGTGTCACTATTATTTATCTGAATAACTGATGGACTCTCACCGTAGAAAAGATTATTAATATAAACAAAATAATTTGTTACATTGTCAGTTAATATAACTGTTAAATTTGCAGTATACTCAAATGTTTCAGAATACGAAACAGAATTAGAATCATAATTAAAAATAACTTTTGAAGATTCTGATGGAACTACTTTAATTTTTTTAGATTTATAAGTTTTAGTATCCGCTTCAATTAATTGTAATACACGACTGATGGCAGGTTTAACCTCAAACTCATCTTCATCAATTAAAAATCCCATTAACGTAAATTGATAACTCTGGACATAGTATCTCCTCTTTTCAATGTCCATAACAGATTCATCCGAAATATCGTTCATTATAATAGGAATATAATGACCTTTAACATTTGTGTAAGCTTGTCTTGATGAAAATTTTTCAAGTATTTTTTTGTTAAACTTATTTAATTCTCTCATTCGATTACAAACAATTTTAACTGAATAAGTAATATCTACAGGTACAGGTTGAGGTATCGTATAAACATCATACCCTTTTCTATCTCCATCCCAACTTGGTACTGCCGCATAAAAATATTGTCTTCTATTAGGAATAGTCCAAAGTAATGAAGGTAATGAACCGTATTTAACTTCAGGATTTCTAATTGTTGTAACAAAAGGAGGTTCAGGATTTTTATCTAAATTTTGAAATGACCAAGTTTTAGTAAAGTTAGCCCAATTTTGGGTAGTCATTATTATATCAATTATTGGTACTTTAATTCCTTCAGTACTAATTTCCAAATCGTTTTTAACAAAATCTAAAAATCCTCTATCCAAATCTTCGTGTAAAATGGATTTAGGCAGGTAAGTCCCGTGCTCGTTAATCATATCAAGCATTTCTACCCTACGAGGAAATCCTTCTTTTTTAGGAATAAGACTAATGTCTTTTTTTATTTTTTTTGGTAATCCCATTTTATAATCCGTTAAATTCGTTTGGTCCTACAGGTGACGCATTTATTGTTCTGTAGAATGGTTTGTAACCCGCATAAGTATGTTTGTTATCTGAAACAACCCTACCGTCATTATTGACCACATAATATCTTACACGGTTTTCTTTTTCGTAATACCCAATATAATCACCATATTCAATATCAACACCAAGTTCATCTAAATGAGTTTGATAAACTGATATTCTAATATTACCAGGTTCAAATTGATTAATTTTACTATTTCCTAAATTTTTATTTTCAGGTGCCGACACTTGGACGTAAGCTTTGAACTCAATAGGTGGATGAAATTTAACTCCATTTGATAGAGATTCACCATAAACGTCATCAATATCAGTCCTTTGTTTATTTACCTTATAAAGAATCAGAGTAAAGTTCATATCTCCCTCTAGCCATTCTCTTCCCATACCTACATCTAATGTGAAGTCCTCGGCTCCAAAAAATTTTCCTAAACGAGTAATTGGTACATTTCTCTGTGACATATTGATAAATATCTTTATTTCACTTATTATTAGTGGTAATGTAATTTGAGATTTTGGAAACAGGGATATCACATTTAAGTATAGAACAAAAAGCTCTTTCAGTTTTAGAAAACTATGAAGGGTCTAATAACTATATTCTTAAAATTAAGAAACAATGTAACACCAATAAAAAACATATTCCGACAAGAGCTCAATGTGAATATGTATTATCTTTTGAAACGGTAGTTCCTAAAGTCGCTAAAAAATGGGTACCAATTGATTCGTACTTTTCTAAAAAACTTGTTGAAGATAATCCATTCATTAAAGAACCCGACCAAATTTACGTTGAGAAAATTTTAGTTGAAAAAGACAAATCTTATCATATATGGGGTAAAGTTTTTAGTGCCGAAACTACACACGATTTTTGGATACCTAAAGCTGCGGTAATTAAAGATTATAAAGAAAATGTTGTTGAAGTTGATTATTCTAAATATGAAAAACGTCCTCCATTACCTCACCAAAAAGAAGCCATTGAAAAGTTA